AGGGCCCCTACGTTGGTATACACTTACCAACATAGCCTTCTACCATCAATACAATAATCCTTTTAATAGGGTTCATGATAAACAAACTTCTCAGTATCAACATCTGGGTGGAGTCACGACCAACCTGACAAATTGGTTTCCCTGTTCCATGATGTTAACAGTCTGTTCTTTTAAAGCCACCTATTAACGTGCTATTATACTGCATCCATTTCTATAATTTTAAAAGTAAGTCAACAGAAACTCATATTAAGTACTCAAACTGTAGTTCAATTTACGTAATTCCAAGTGATAACTAACCCTAAACTGGCCTAATGAAACACCAGCACTGGGACTAGTCGCGCCAACAAGTACCGCTCCTTGAACAGAACGATCAACAGTATCAGCAGCGTAAACATCAGTTAAATTAACGTCAAAAGTATTATGTCTTCGTGTAAGTGGTACTTTATAAACAAATCGTTCCCATGCATTGAAAAACTTCATATCTCTTGAAGTCTTAGCAAGTGTATACACATTAGGTATAGCAGCTCCAATGGCATTAGAAATCACCTCTGGGTTGTCAATAAATGCAATATACATTTGACTACCACCATCAGCAATGCCAGGAGATGTGTAGGGAACCCATTCCATATGTATGGAATGGTAAATATACTCGTTGTAATATTTAGATATATTAGTCAAGTCATAATTTATACATTGATAATCATTATTAACTGCTGTTGCTACATTGGTTGTAGAACAATCAGCAATATAAACTGCTTGAGCAGTATTAACCAATGTGACTAATGGGGCCATAAACCCTGTACCATTTAACATTTGACCATCAAAATTAACTCTGATTCTTGGATTTGGTCGATTGAATACAATAGGATTAGCTTTTCTATGAATTTTAGACTTTTGTTTCTTATTATGCATTCTCGTCATGTTGTTGTTATTATTATTTGTTGAAAAAGATTGGTCAGATCAATATTGACTGGAGCAATGATGCATAAGGTATAGAGGATACGTTATTTATATGACAATAACTATCTCCTGTATATTTAATGGTTTTAAACATCATTTCCAGTTCGATTTGTGCATCTGGCAATATACCGAAAGCTCTCCAAAAACTAACTCTTATTTCATCTGAAATATTACGTTCTTCGGATCCTCCAACCATACAATATTCGATTTCTCTTTCCATTTCAATGATAAAATCCTTGTTGGTAACTCGTGTATCTGGAAATGAGTCATAAAATGCTTTCAATACAGGTACTCCCTGTGTAGACATTTTACCACATATTCCAACAGAGGATAACCATTGTTCATATTGGTTAGTATGGTTAAAGTTGTACGTTGAGTGTAAATCTTTGGAGAGTGCTACAAGTGGCGATCGAACAGATATGTTATATCCTGGACTAGTTAATATGTTGGTTTGACAAAATGGCACCTGCCGTAAATCGTAAAGCGGCTCCTCAATAACCATTTTGAAACCCATCTTAATAAACCAATCAGACAAATCATGTAACTTGGACAAGTGTTTGCGTTCAAACATTAAAACGCAATCATCCCCATTATTAGCTAAAGAAGAAGATATTTTCTTCTCACGCATATAGGCATGAACCATAGAAGACATGAGTAAACAATTACCCAATGAAGTATTCATATCTCCTGACATACGTCGTCCATTAACTTTATATTTAATGATTTGACCTTGGCAATAAGCTCTACCAACATTCTGAACCTGCCAACTAAGCAGTTCAGATAATTTCCGAATTCCATATGAAAAACAATTTTTATATAT